TTTACGTGAATCTTTATTCAGCCAATAGCAATTTTTTGTTTCCATGTTAAAAAAGATCTGATTCGGAGAATGATTTCGACTTCTTAGAATACTCTACCGGTCTAGTATGGAAGAAATCTGTCATATTATTACCAAGAAGTTCCTCGTTAAACCATTGCGTCTCTTTAATAAGTTTTGCATCGGTTTCAAACGCGACAGGAAAATTAACCCCGCGAAGAGATTCATTAATACGATCTTTAATAAACTCTTTAAGATGAGCTGCAGTAAGACCGTCTTCCTGGATACCATTGACCATCCAGTCAATGATTTTAGCTTCACTGTTGTAAGCTTCTATTGCTTCGGATAAGATTCTATCCTCAAGCTCTTTATCAAAGAGTTCCGGATATTCTTCTCTTATTGTATTGATAATCTTCATTCCAACAAGCGCGTGAATATTTTCTTCGTTACGAGTATATTTGACTTGCTGATCTGTATCCTTCAAAACGTTCTTATTACGTGCAAACCAATTAATAATATAGAACTGACTCATCAAAGATACATTTTCAACAAAGAGAGTAAAAAGAATAATAGCGTAAAGATATTGCTTCTTTGAATCTTTGTAATATCGATGCGTGTACTTTTTAAGATACTTTACACGTCCTTGAATCCATTCCAATTTAAGATTTTCTTCAAAAACATCTTCTAGTTCCAATACCGTAAGCAGTCTTTCATATGCATTATTATGAATAACTTCTGTATTAGCCATTACATAACCTAAGTCCTGTAATGCTGGGTGTGGTAAGTTCTCACCAAGTTTAGCCCAGAATGTTTTTACCGCTACTTCTATTTGACCGATAGCAGATAAGGTACGGATAATTACTTCTCTTTCTTGATCTGTAAGCTTTACTTTGAATTGCTGCACATCTGACTTAAAACTAAACTCCTTATGAGTCCAAAAGCCATTATGCATTGATTCTATAAATTCATCGGTCCAAGGATACAAATTAGGTTTACGAGAGATCTGTTCGTCAAAAATCATAGGAATATTATTTAATGAAAGACCTAAATTATACCGTAAGTATAAACAATTTCAATGAAGAAAACTTTTGAAAGTCAAAACTTTTATCATCTAGATTTAACAGATGCTGAAATATTTTTTTATCCATATTAAAGTCATCCACGCAGACTGACTTTAAATTATTAAAATCTATAGGGTACATACCTGAACAAAAATATTTATAAGTTTCCTTACAACCAAAGTTAAATTGGTTCAATAAATTTTCATACGTAACTAAATTAAGGTTACTTTTTTCTTGTTCTCTAACTAAATGCATTAATTTTTTAACATTGTCGTTTGGTTTTAAAATTACCCCTTTTAAACCTGTACCTAGCTTCACATTGTTTTTTAATTTATGGATAAAGCTTACAGGATTATATTTTTGATTAATTTGAATTCTGACATTATCATATTCATTTTCTATAATAAAGCCTAAAAAGAGAACCGGGTATAAGTTATCCGGTAAAATTATCCAATCATTCAAATTAACTTGTTCGTTTACTAAATCTATATCTATCATAGTTTTTTAAGAATGTGTTTATTGATAAAGATCTCAACGTCAGGGTCAGATCTATCATATGTAATATCTGTAATTGCACTCAAAGCGTTATAAGTGTTATTGCTTACTTTCATCGACGCCTTATAAAAGTTTTTTTCTACGTACTTTACAATATCTTGGGATACTGGTTCTGCTTCAATAGAAATGTCTAAAATTTTTCTTACATCATCAATTTTATGACCTTTTTTAAAAAGAGCTTTAGCTTCTTTACAAATGTAAAATTTTACAAGATTTTCTTCATTACCATACTCTTGTATCTTTTTATCTAGGTATTCACCGGTATAACTTGTAGATTTACCTGTTATCGAACAAGTGACTTTTTTACTTTTAACCATAAGTAATTATATAAATAATATTATGAAATTCAATCAATTAGTTGAAAGTTTTTTAAATGAAAAGAAGCTTGCCAAGAAAGACTACGATAAAGACGGTAAAGTAGAATCCCCTAAAGACGAATATATGGGATCAAAAGATAGAGCTATTAAAATGGCAAAGGGTAAGAAACTAAAAAAAAAGAAAAAGTAACTGAAGATTTTAGAGCACCTATTGATTCAAAAAGACCGGTAAGAGTACCAAGAAAACATAATTTTGGTTCTCAAAACCCGGTCTTTAATCAAAATCAAAGTACTGGTACTACTGATGCAGCTAGCGGATTTAAAGGGGATACTAATACAAAAATGTCACATCCAGTATTTCCTTTACCAAGACAAAAAAGAAAAATCGTAAACGTTAAGAAGGTTTCGAAAAAATAGATTTATTTTTATTTGTAGAAGCTGACTTTACTAATTCAGAAAGATATTTAGCTCTATTACCTACTTGTTTAGCCCATGTACTATTGAGCATCTCTTTTGAAGCTTTATCGTAATTTTTTTCTATTAAAGCTTTTCTAAGCTGTACAAATTTGTTAAGTCTAGAATGGCCTAAATTAAATGACATATCTATAATAGCGTTTTGTACTTGTACGGGGTGCTGATTAAAATTAGGTAAAAACTTTAAGGCATCTGATTTAGCTTGTTTAAGAGATTCATCAAATAACAATCTAATTTGATTATTTGATAAACCATTACGTAAATCTCTTTCACTTATTTTTAGTTTATTTAGAATTCTTAAATTACTTGGATCTTTTAAATTAAATCCTATACCTATTGTAGGTATACCTTTAGAGTCATAATACATTTTATTTCTCATACCTTCGTGTCTAGCTAGTTGATCAAAAATAGACTCTACAGGTTTTGATAGGATAGGCGTTGCAAATGATAATGAAGCAAGTAGACCTAAAAAGTTTAATTTTTCCTTAAACCCTTCATTATAAAATTGTTTATAAGTTACCATCTTTATATATTTATACAAATCTCTGCAAGAAGTAATTTGGTAGTTTATGTTTATTAGACACTACAACATCTGATACCATACCATCAAGTATATAAGTTATGCAGTAGTCATCCTTGCTTCGTACCCCTCTACCACATGCTTGTACCAGATTAATTAACATTTTGTTTGTATACCATTCTTTATCCTCGTCGAATAACCTTTTAATTCTATTATCACCTAAAGGTAAAAATGCTGCTTTAACTATAATTTGAAATCTAGCCAAATCATCTCTAAGATCTATACCAAACGTCATTGACGGGCTCACTATAACAGTCGGTTCAGAAGATTTAGAATGTTTAGACAGAATGGTATCATTTTTAGATTCAACATCTCTAAACAAAAATCTGTCAGTCTTTAAATGCTTTTGCAAATATTCAGTAATTTGCATCGTATGAGTATGTATAATACCTTTTTCATTCGGATGACTATTACATATTGTTTGAATTTGATTTGCAATTATAGGTAACATTTTAGGTAGGTTACCTTTATTAATCTTTGTATTAGTCGATACGTAAATAGGAGCTTTTTTACTATCAAAAGTACTATCTACTTCGATATACTTATATTCAGTAATACCTAAAGTTTTAGCAAAGTTTTTATGATCAACGATAGTAGCAGACATTAATAGTACATTGTCAGCGTAGTTAAAAATATACTTTGAAAGTACATCAACTTTTAAAGGCATTATTTTTACAGTCTTACCATCTCGTTGACAAACATATTCACACTTACTCCACGTCTCGTCAATAAGATTTAAAGTACGATGAAGATTCTTAAAATAGTTTAATTTAATCTTATCATTAATATTAAGCTGAGTGTGCTTATTAGTATGCTTTGCAGTCAAACTCTCAATATGCTCCCCTACAATAACTAGAAGCTGATTTAACCATCTGTAAACTTCTTCAAGGTTATTGTTATAAAGAAAGGGTATTTTTACCCCAAGCATTTTTAGTTTATCCGGGTCTACAAAAACTGAAAAATGTTTAACTAATTCATCTTCCAGTTCTGATGCTTCATCGCAAATAATAAAATTCTTTCTCTTTACATGCCCTGGTAAAGATAAGAACATTTTATAGTTTAGTGCGCTAAATTTATCTACCAATGCTTGATTTCTTGCATTGTAATATGGGCATAAATTTTTCTCCCAACATTCTTCTTTAAGCTTCGGTGCAAGCAAACAGGGTGCATTTTCTACATCTACATCTTTGTTAATTTGACACTGGTAGTTACTTTTACCTTTTAGGGTAGATGTATCATCAAATAGTTTTTGATATTGATCTTGTAACGTTTTTGTAATAGTTAAAACAAATGAACCGAAAGGAGGCTCTTTAAGACATTCAGCTTCATTTGTATAATTGCCGATGTAGTCTTGTTTAAAAGCCTTGTATGATGTAACTAGATCTTTAAACTCTGTAGTACATTCATTGGATACATTGCCTATAGTTTTAGATAAAAAGCTTTTACCTGAACCAGTAGGTGCACTACAAATAACGAACTTATAACCTTTTGTAAAAGCGTCTTCTACTCTTTTAATAAGTTCGATTTGCTGCGAACTAGGATTGTAATCGTTAGGAAATTTAGAAAGGTATCGACTATACACCCGGTTATTATACTAGTTTAATGCAGATAAAACAACTGTGGAATTGTATAATTTATTTCTTTTTTTAGGTTTTAATAATTTTGCTTTAACTAAAAGTT